TTGGTCTTTAAGACTGGTGATGTCTTCATCGCTAGCAAGACATTGATCAAGCAATCTTTTATCTTGGGCAAGTTGTTCATTGAGTTTACTCGCAATGGCAATGTCCCGTCCTTTATTGCGTATGACAAACTGTCAACCACATTGGACGTTGCTCAGACTACTTGTGGAGTCACACTGAAAGTGCCTCATGCTGTCTTGGAAATGATGGCTGCTTTCCAGTCAAGAGATCCTGATAATCTGAATGTTCAATATCGCCACACTGACATGAAAAAGCCTGTGGCATATCTCGGTTTGAGAGATACTACTTCCATCAGAGACAGTACCACATCTAGTCTCCTCGGCAGTTACTTCATGGAAGGGCTGAATCGGTCACTGATAAACCAGTCCGAACAGCAACACGAAATCGAAGACTTGCTGAGAATGTAATCAATAAAAGCGACGAGGAAAATCATGACACCTACTGTGCTTGAGAATACACCGAACAAACTGTACATGTATGTTGGTGTGATGGATATGTTTGATGGGCGCAAACTTCAAGGACTTCGCCCTGAGTCTGATGGGTACTACAGAGGGATCCCTCTCTCGGCTTTCAATGCCAAGTCTCTGAATGGTTGCTACTACGATACTGATTCCTATCATTATCAGCTGACCAATCCGACGACGGCATTCAACATCCGTCTGACTCATGGTAACCTGTATGGTGAATGGGGTCACCCCAAGGACGATGCTTCCCTGTCCCGTATCGTCCAGATCGACCGTGACAAAGAGTCACACCACTTCAAGGCTGTCTACACCGAAAAGCCTTGCAGTAACACCCCGATCATCTTCGGCGACTTGAAGCCGACTGGCCCTTATGGGACATACCTGGAACCCAGTCTGATGAACCCCAATGAGAACACTGCGTTCTCCTTGCGCTGTCTGATGACTGAAAAGTACGATCCCCTCCTGAAAGCACCACTGCGTACCGTGGAAGAATTTGTTACCTTTGATGCTGTTGATATGCCTGGCTATCTGTATGGTAGCAAGTGGTATGCAGAAGCAACCAAATCCGGTAAGGAATTCTTCATGCCCATCACGTTGGACATGTTGTACACCAGCACCGGCACTCGTGTGGCACTTGAAAGCTATAGCGACCAACGTCTGCTGCAGCTCTTTGGTGTGAAGGACTTCGACCTGGAAGGAAAGTCTCTGGGCAGTTATATCCAGGGGACAAACACGTATCGTGATCCTAAAGGGATCAACCGGTCATTGGCACATCAGGTGTTTAACCGGAAGTACTTTTAAGGAGTGGGCCAAATGAATCATCGTTCAGCAATCAGCGCGATCCTCAATCATCCTGGGATCCGGGTAGGCGGTGGTACCGAATCATTCGTACCACCTGTCCACAGGTCACTCAGGAGTGATTTTGAAGGCCTCTATACCAATGACCAATCTGAATTCAACTTTGATCCGAAGTTGTATGAAGAAAATAACTGGTGCCCTGTCTACCGGATCGGTCGTACCAGTGAAGGTGGTTGTGTGTGGATGGTCAACATCACTGACAGTATCAGTGAAATCCACGAGTACATCCCACTGTTGGATACGCTCTACAATGCTGATGTGAATGACATCATCGAGTTGAACATTGCTTCTCCCGGTGGTTACATTTCAACCGCTACCCAGATCTGCACGGCTATCAAGAAGTGCCGTGGGACTGTCATTGGTCATGCTTCTGGCATGTGTGCGTCAGCTGGTTCTTTGATCTGGTCTGTCTGCCACAAAGTCTCTGTGGGTGATGGTGCAAACTTCATGTGGCATATGTCCTCGCATTGGGATGGTGGCAACTCATTGTCTATCCGCAATGAAGCGGACTTCCAGATCAGTTACGTTCGTGAAGTGCTCTTGAGCATCTCCATCAAGCGTGGTTTCATCACTGAGGAAGAAGTCGAAGAACTCTGCACCAATCCTTCCTCGGCCAAGTGGATCACTGCAGAAGAAATGCGTGAACGTCTGTTGAAGGCGACATAGGAGAGTATCATGTCAAATCTGAAGAGTAGTGGTGCCTCCTTCGCATCTGATGCTTTGAAAGGAATCAATGAGGAAAAGAGCAAGATGCAGATGGGTGATATCTCACCTGAAGCTGCAGCTTTTGAATCATTGACCAGTTCAATGTCAACGACAAATGCACTCCGGTATGAAAAACCGACTATGATGGACAGCATGTCAGTGCCCCGTCTGGGGATCAATCTGTCTGATGCTGAGATGTGCATGAATGGATGCAATGGTGGGAATGACAAACGGTATCGTCTGTTACTTTCCACTACTGACAAGATCCACTTTCATCTGTACGTCACTGAGTATACTGACTTTGACCATCCATCGTTCCAGAACAGGTTCATCAAGCTCCTGCGTACGCTCAACGAAAACACTACACTGAACATCCATCTCGGCAATGGTATTTATGGAAACTATCCGATTTTCTCTTTTGGGAATATCATCGATGCTCTCCAGCGTACTAACTGCAAGGTGATCATCCATTGTAATGGCCGTGCTGGGTTCGCTGAGAGTGTTCTCTGGGCATTTGGCCATGAACGAGTGATCTCTGAGTTTGGGTCACTCTATTTCACCGGCATGCAGCAGTGGTTTGAATGGTATCCTCGTTGGTACAACTTCTACAAGTTCATCTATGATCACCTCGTGGCGATCAATGTGCTCACTCAGAGTGAGATGGACCAGTTGATGACTACCAACATCGATATCCCTCTCTTGCAGCGTGAAGTCATCACTAGGTTGGCAGCTGGCGCTCCGCCGGATCAACCGTCAACCAACGATCCTCTCCCTGCCCCTGAAGTCAATTCCCCAGTCACTGCGGAATAATCATGTGTACCCCTAGGAGAGGCTCTTGCCTCTCCTAGGTGCATACCTACCATTTTGTTTAAGAATATGCACTGTAACAATGAGGTTACCATGATTCTCTATCGAAATGACTGGGGCAGACAACCTGCGACAGTTCATCTGACGACAAAAAATCAATCGTTCCTCAAGATGCATCATGTCCTGAAAGACATGGGTATCAAGAATAATGCTTTCTTTCTTGCTCTACACCAACCTGAGTTGGCTGATGTTGATCCTTTTGATCTTGACACGATCACACCAAAACTTGCGATTAAAATTGGTGCGGAATGTCACATCAATCCTTGGTACTTCTTCCGTGAGATATTGCGCATCCCAGCTACTGGTGTAGACGCTATTCCACTGAGGTTGAACAGAGCTAACTTATTTCTGTTCTGGTCATTCTTCAATAGCTGCAATACGTTCTTGATCCAACCACGTCAAACTGGTAAGACCATCAACTCTATTGCACTCATTGTTCTCTTGATATACTTCACCTATAAGAAGACCAGAATCAAACTGTTCACTCACAGTAACAAACTCATCCAAGAAAACGTCACACGTTTTAAGATGATCCGTGATGAGCTTCCTCAATATCTCTGGACGATTAATCCCCATAAAGACGTCGAGAATAAAGAAGAAGTCGTCTACAGTGCTCGAGAAAACAGCTATGTCACGACAACTGCGCAGAAAGACCCTGCAGGCGCCTACAACGCTGGTCGTGGTGGTACCGTCCTGGTCAATCAACTCGATGAAGCACCTTTCTGTGCCAATATCGATATTTCCTACCCGGTCTTGATGAACGCCAAGAACGCCGCCATTGCTTCTGCTAAGGAAGCTAAAATACCTTTTGGTGATCTCATTACGACTACGGCTTCTAAGCTTAACACAGCTTCTGGTGCGTATGTTTACGACATCATGATCAAGTGCTGTGTGTTCAACGAACATTTCTATGACATCGATTCTCATGGCACTTTGAAGAAGGTCATCTCGCTCAACAGTCAGAATGACATGCTCTATGGTGAGTTCTCTTTCCGTCAATTGGGATTCACTGTGGCTTGGGCAGAGGAAGTGGCTAGACAGAACAACCTCACACCCGAAGACGTGGAACGTGACCTTTACAACCGCTGGTCGTCCGGTACTGAGCGCCCAGCTGTCGATCCAGTCATCCTCGAAAAGATCGACAGAGCCAAAATGCCTCCAGTCTTCACTGAGGAAGTGGATGGATACATCTTCCGTTGGTATGAGCATCCGGATGAAGTCTGGCGTGATGATACTCGATTCTTCGTCATGGGACTCGACACTTCTGAGAACATCGATGAAGACTTTACCACAGTTCACTTCTTGGACATCACTGACTTAGCTACGGTCATGACCAGTCGTTGTAATGACTCTGACTTAGTTAAGCTGGCGAAGCATATTGCCAAGATGATGATTGCCCATCCTAACTTTGTCTTGGTCCCTGAACGTAAATCAACCGCATCTGTGTTGATTGCGATCATCTGTGCGGAGCTCTGGAAAGCTGGAATCAATCCGTTCACACGTATCTACAACAAGATCTTTCAACACAGAGCTCGGAACAATTGTGCCAAGACCGTCGGCCTTACCAAACATCACTTTTCCGAGAGGAATCTTGTCATGCGGCGTATCAAGACGAAGAGACAGCGTCTGCTGTTTTTCATCCGCCCGACC